ACGGAGTTTAATCAATTTGAAATCAAAAGAATATAACTCCGTGAAACTCTGTGTTACTCTGTGGTGAATTATATTCATAACCCGAAAGGAAGTAGATTGATTTCCTGTTATTGTCTTTCAAATATTTCTCCCGGAGTGGTTTGATCGCCTATCCGGGAACAAAGTTTAATTCATAATAAACCTCCTTACTTTTAGAGTGAATTAAAAATTATCACAGCAAGCGTGTTGGATATTAAAAAAAGAATTTGCATATTTGCGGCGCTAAAGTTTTTTATTCACGGGCGGAGTAATCTGTCCAATGCGTTGCATGTGGACTTTTTTAGTCCTTATGTGAACCATCATAGTATGGCGGCATTCAACCCCGTGCATAGATTGTAATGGTCTATGCAAGCCTGTGAATAAGACTTTAGCAGCGGGAAGTGGATGCCGTTCTTTTTAACTATCCACATGCTAAAAAATTATTCAAATCATGAAACAAGAAAAAGAAAAATCTACCGAATTACAGGTTATTACGGTAGGAAAAACCACTTTTCCGGTGGAAGTAAGAGACGGGCGTCTCGCAGTAAACCTTACAGCAATGGCAAAACCTTATGGCAAATTGCCTAAGGATTGGCTGAAGACAAAAGAAGCTCAATGTTATCTACAAGCTATTCCCGTTATGAAGAAAATCCTAACGGCTGATTTAGTGGAAGTTAGGCAAGGTGGTAGTCCTCAAATGCAAGGTACATGGGTATACGACCGTCGTATTGCAGTCCGTTTTGCCCAATGGCTGGATGAATATTTAGCTATTGCTATTGATACTCTCTTGGTCGATTTAATGGAAGGTCGTAAGTTCATCGCTGAAACCACCCAATTTGAAAATAGGCAATTTGTTTCCCTGGAAGATTTCTGTAAGACTTATAGATTGTCTCCCAATGCCTTCTATTCCTATAAAGCGCATTATCCTTACGAATACATTTGGACTGGCGGTTCTTGGCGCATGAGCACGAGACTTTGTCGTTACATAGAACTGAAAAACCAGCTTAATCAGAACAAGCATGCGATGTATCAATATAAGATTGATGTTGATAATCAGCAGGGAGTATTAGACTTTAAGGAATGGAATTAATTAAGTAAGGAGGTTTATTATGGAAGAGCTTAATTATGTGGTTTTTGATAAGGATAGTTTTACCATTAAAATACATGCATGTGGTAATCCTGTTGAAGTCTGGAGTAATCTTGTAAGAGCCTTGATATGGTTTATTGGTAATGAGAACCCTAACTTTACACCTCCTGAGGATTATCGATTCAGGGTATGTGAATTACTTTCTGCTCTTTTGCCAACATGGCAAACTATGCAAAAGATGGGTGAATGATCTTACGGTTATCCTTTTGGGATATTAGACAGAAGTGAATTAGAACTATCTGTGAAATGGCATAAATAATTATATTGACTATGTAAATAACAATAATACCCTTGTCAAAATGGCCAAGGGTATTATTTTATGGAGAATCTCTTCCATATCCTGATGTGTTATTCTTTTATTTCGCATCGTACATTGCTTCCATGTACAGCCAAATCTTTCCTTGTGGTGCATCTTCATCCATGAAATAAAATTTGTGAGCTGCCTTGATGATTTGCTCTTCCTCCAATACCGTGCAGGTATCTGCGTAAAATCCGTTAAATGCGACGTATTTGTCCCATTTGGTTGTTCCTGCGGGATATGCCATACCTTTGGTTGCCGATTCTATCTGTTCAAGCGTCCAGTAAGGTCCTTCACATTTCTTTCCCATCCGGTCGGTATATCGGATCATGGACACATCATGTATGGCGAACGATTCATTGTAATGGTTTCCATAAAGGATACCGTGTTGCTCACGCATAAATTCCCAATACATTTCAGGATGGTCCCGTTTAACCAATTGCAGCATCTCACTGACGCCGGCAATGCTTTTCCACATAATTTTTTCATTGGTAAGCCCTGCATTTTTGGCTTCTTCCAACATCTCGCTATATTGCTTCATAATCAACAATTTTTGCAGCCACCAAAATGTGGCAGCGGTTTATATACGTTTTTCGTTATCACCGGTGTAAAGTTGGCCGCTTTTTGGGGTTGCTCCTTCTTTTCATCCTTGCCTTTGTTTACTTTATCTTTTCCCATAACCTGTTATACCATTTTTGTAAAACAATGAGTACCAATCCCCAATAAAAGGAAAGGTAAGCGACGAGTAGTGACAATCCGACGGCTAATGGCAGGCTGCAATCTTCCATCCACAGAACCGTAAGCGCGGTCCAAAAGGAGCAACATTTCGGGCATTTAGCAATTTGTGAAACAACTTTCCCGATGGCTTCTGTCAGTCCGAGGTGCTGTGCCAGTGTTGCCGCCGCCATTGCCGCCAGTGCTGTCACTACATGCATCATGCCACGGTGAGCGTCAACGGGGTTTCGCTTACGAATGTCCTTCCGCATTGCTGGCATCCGGATACAGCTACGATGTTGGAGGTATTACCCGCCGTTACCGTAACTGATGTGGGAGTGGTTGCCGAAAAAATCGGAATGGTGAAATCCTGCGACAGAGGCTGTTGCTTCGTACAGCAGCATCCGCCATTGCAAGGTACGTAAGAGATAATGCCTTCCACGTGGATAGTTGCCACATACTGACTTGTTCCAACGTTTGCGAGCGCTTTCATGGAAAACTTCGGATCGAACACCGGAGCATTCTCCGCACAAGTTGGAAAACACAATCTCTGTGTGATGTTGACCTCTACAAAGTAGGGCGAGGCTACCGATCCGGCAGCCAAAACCGGAGTAATTACTGCCGGATGGATTCTGTTACAATTACAGCTCATAATATAAATGTTTTAATACCCCCTATTACTTGTTTTCTTCTGCGCCGGGAGTGTCAGGCTCAGATATTTCCGGATACAATACCTTGTAGATTGCATCCACTTTTTCGTAGATTGCAACCACGTCATTTGACAGGTCCACCACATTTTGGTTGATCATCTCAAAGATGTTGCGCGGTTGTCTGGTCTGTTCGTTAGCCATATTGTTTATTTTAAGAATTTGTTGACAAAAAAGTTATTCTTATAGTTGACAAGTGCATGCGCTAGTTTGCTAGCCGTAACGAGTATTCCACTGCGATACTTGTCGTTGACAAATTCGTAAGCGGCTTTTTCAAGGTCTTTCACCTGTTGCTCATCATCAGCATACACATAGATTGTCACTTTGTATGGTTTCATCATTGCGGTGATGGTATGGGCGGAACATCAACCGGCGGCATGGCTGCGGCGACACGTGACGCATTGCCCCTCATTCCCTGTATAAAGTCCCATGCCTGCAACAAGTCTTCCCTGTTTTCCTTTACCCAACCGAACATTGAATTAACACTCTGCGTAGCTCTTTGCATGGTTGTGGGTGGTTGGACGTCAAAGTCCGGAAGTGAGGCAATATCCTCAGCAACGAACTTGTACAGTTTCTCAGCCTTGTCCACGTCATTTCCGCAAGCTTGCAGGCAGCTGATCTTCAATGCTATCTTAGAGGATGGGTTGATCATTCCGAGATTTATTTTACTTTTTCCGAACATAGCTTTTCACATAAGGAAAGCAGCATATCCGGCTGTTTTTCCGGTATGCCGCTTTCAAATGATTACTCACCGTTACCGCAGGTGTCACATCCGCACAGGCGTGAACCGGAAACGCGGGCTACGCGCAAGTAATTGCAACCACCGATGGCGGAGTTTAATCCATTGCCACCTCCGTTGTTGAGCAGTGCAAGAGCTTCTGCGGTAGCAAGCGCACTTGCGGAGCCTCCCTGTGCCGTAGCTCCGGTCAGGTTGCGCAAGGTCTGTGTCACGTCCAGATTGATGCTGTTGCTGCGGGCGTCATCCTGGATGGCGCGTGCTGCAAGAATATCGATTGCGCGTGCATTGCCGGCAGCTGCGTTTTCGGCGGCTCTCATGCGAGCTTTGGAGGCCTGGTTTACGCCCCATCCGATAACCAGCGCGCCAATCAGTGCAGCGCCTCCAAGTCCGGCGCCCAAGCCTATGCCTGTAGCGGCCATACCGCGACCGTGATACCCATAACCACAGCCACAACCATAATTTCCACGTCCATCACGTGCGGTGTCCCACATCGCGAGATCTCCAGAAGTAAGATAATTACTTTCCATATAGAAAAACTTTGTTTCACGATCAACATTAACCGTGGCGCAAACTTACTCACTTATCGCGATGTCTGCGAGACTTCACTTCCGAGCCTCTTCCTTACTCGTTCCAAATAGATTCGGACCATTGGGGATGTGATATTCCTGCCAAGCAGATGGTGTACTCCCCGTGATGTCCGGTTTAGCAATATGGCTGTTTGTGTCGGGTATAATCCCGCTTCTGCAAGCAAGACTACCAGGACATATCGTGCGTCCGTAGTCTCCATGTCCTTTTCGGTACCCAGGATGCTTTCTTCCGAAACCTCCGTCTCCTCTGCCACCAGTCTTAGTAATTTTCCGAAAACCTCACTTTTATACATAATTATCCGGCTTAATAGTTAATTATTACCGATGCGTGAACATAAACGCACCGATCTGCGTTAAGAATCAATCCTCAACGTCAGACCGGTGTGTCGTTTCGTTTTTTTACGTGGCAGTTAAAAATGAAAGCGTTGAGGGTTTTTCATTTAATCACCCTCCTTTTTGCATAAGTATTAAATCTTTAGTATATTTGCATTCAGTTAGTTCTCAGGGTATGGTAAAAGGTCGTAGTTCAAATCTTATCAAGTTGCGTAACGAGGCGCTATTGCGTCGTTATTATTATTGGACGGAAGTCCGCCGGCGCCGTTTTGATGACACCTACCGCATTCTTTCCGAGGAGGAGTTCTTCCTTAGTGTAGACCGCATACGTGCAATTATCCATGCCAATATAGGGATGCTTGACAATATGGAGATTAAACCTGCCCCCCGATCTCGCCGGGTCCATTCCGACCGCCAGTTATCCCTCTTCAAGGATTAGTTGTTCTTTCACCTTGCATTCGTAAGTATGTTCATATACTTTAATCCCTCTAGGCATCGTATAGTTTCTGCTGGAAGTTCTCAGAAGCGGACCTGTCGCTCCTTCCGGACGGAACATCTGCAATAGCTTGTTTACCTGCGTACTCTTTTGTATGCGTTCCTGCGCCTTTCCTGCGGTTCCGCTGGTATAATGTGTGTCGTCATAGCAGTCTATTGCCAGTTTCACGACCACTTTGCATATACCGCTCTGAATGCTTGCTCCGACCCCTCCCAAGGTTGTCCATGTACATGTGGACGCATCGATAAGCACCAGCGGGAATGTCAGTGGATATGTTTCCGAATCGGCATCTTCCCGGTATAGCATTTCAAGCTGGCCGTAATCTTCATCCACCTGGCCGTTGAGCCAGTCTATCTTTTCTGCAATGCGACTTTGAATGTCGCCGAATAATGTCTCTGTCATTTTTCCCAAATTTTTTCAAGTTCATTTATTACCGTTGTTCTCACTATTTCATCCAGTTCTTTGCTCTGTCCGATAAACTGCCGCTGTGGAATCTTCGCCTTTACTTTCAGTGTGGATTTCCTAGTCAACGCCAGTCGCTTGTATTTCAGGGCTTCTTCCGGAAGATTTTCTTCTTTCTGTTTACGGGCCTTCTTTCCCGTTTTCTTTTTAATTCCCGCCAGGTGGTAGTATCTTGCCCAGAAATACTTTCTCATCTTTGGCGTCACCCTTGGATTGCTTTCCACTATTCCGCCTTTGTTATGTATGGCGGCATAGCTCACCGGATTGCTCAGAATTACTTTGACTTTAGTCCCGTCCACCTGCACTTCGTATTCGTTGCTTCTTGACAGATGGTTTCTGGCGGAGAGTAACGGTCCGTATTTGGAAGCGGCCTTTTTGCCGTAAAAGCTGTCATCCTGCCGCTTTGTCCTCTTCCAGGGTTTTAGCCCTCCGTCATTAAACCCTCCTTCCCTGAAATTCTGATTGGTCAGGTTTACAGCCTTTACACCAATTTTGCGAGGTATGGTATCCTTGCATGTCTTTTCTATCAGCCTTCGTTTGGCTTCCAACATCCTTATCGCTTCCTTTATATCCATGCTATCTCCTTTGTCTTTTAAGAAATTCCTCCACAGCCTTTTCTGCTCCTTCATACGCGTTGGCGATATAAGGATGTGTCTTGCTGAACAGTTTACCATCTTCTCCCGGATTATTGTCTAATCCCGGGGCCGGCTTTTCATCCGTTATGGGTATGCCGTCCGGTGGAGTTACGTCTTCATCCGTCTGTTCCAGGCTACACTTGCAATTCCACCGGTCTCCCGGCCGATGGCGGCGCCAGAAGCTGTCATTGATCGGCAATGTAAGTCTGATACTCCAATATTGCCTATGTATCTCATCCACCTCCACGCTGGTTGTAGGCATCCACCGAAGGTTAGGCATGATATCGCTGTCCCGTTCGAATTTCTTCCAATCCGCCGCTTGGTGTGCGCGTATCACCGCCGTATCATATTCCGTCTGGAGCCAATTAGTGTTATATTCTCCTATGATAGCCTGTACATCTTCCTGAAATTTACGGAAGGGCTTCAATTTTCCGTCCTGGTCGAGCAGCTGTGATGCTATGTCATTCTGCATCCGATGTGTACGGAAAGCGGAAAATACTTCATTGTTGCTTCGTATCTGCTCCAGAAAATCATGTTCGGGGCTATTCGTTTCAATCCTGCCAAACCCTTCATCCGATGCCCGGTTGAATATATTGAGCGTTGCCAGATATAGCTCTTCATCTATATCCTCTTTTACGCTGAACTTCCTCTCAAAGATGTCACGCAACACTTTTGCGATCACCTCCGGAGATATCTCTATGCCTTCAGCCGCAGCGTTTCTGAGCGAATGACAGCAGGGACATATGTTTCCATACAGTCCGTTCATTACCATTCTAAAGCCCCTTTTTCCGGGGCTTTGACGAAAAAATCCCAAAAGTTTTTCAGCCATCCCTTTTTCTCCTCTTCCTCTTTCTCTTTCCGTGTAATGCGCGGCGGTTCTTCAGACGGTTTCTGTATCTGCATTGCCACAGCTTTCTTTTCCCGTTTGAGCTGTTCATAATTGTCAGGCTTCGGAATGCCGGATATCTCATAGACGGTATCATCCCCTACCGGTACGTCCAGGTTCTTCATTTTTGTAATAATGTCCATTTGCTGTGTGGCGGTAAGTTCCTTGGGTTCAACATAGTAGAATTCACCGCCCGAGGTGTTATACCCAAAGTTGTTGAATATATCCGTCATGTCATAGTTGAGAATATTCAGAATGGATATGCGGTCTGCCTGGTTGATGCGTTTTTCTCCTTTTTCCTGTACGGTTCCTAAGGCCTGTGTTCCCCGCTCGGACGCTTGCGTGGTAAGGGTATTTCCCAGTACGATCTTACTGATTTCATCGTTGCATGTGTCATACAAAGTCTTATACAAGTCCGAACTGCCGGTTTTTCCGGCACTTTCAATCAGCTTCAGCTCACTTCCTTTGGGATGCAGGAATGCCGCCATTCCACCTTGTTCCTCCATATCTTTGACTGTCAGGTTGCGTGCTTCGTCGTCTCCCGCATCATAAGTATATTCACGGATAGGCATTCCGAACACTTCACAGAATTGCGCCCAGTCCGCCATGTCGTTTCTCTTGTATATGACATAAGGTGCAATGTCCATGAGCTTGCCCAGTGAACGAGGCTTTCCGACAAAAAGCGTATCCCGGAATTCATCGATACTGGTGCCTGTTATTTGTGATTCGCGGTGCAGAAGAAGTCTTCGTACCGGATCATAGTTCTTTCTCGGGATAAGCTCGTAATTCATCCATCCTTTATCGTCCAGATAAAATTGGAAGAGACTGAAACCCCAGAAATTGGCATCCATTACATCTCCGATGAAATCGAAGAACCAAGGGGATTGAAGGACGGTGTTTATCTTTTCATCCGGTTTGCCGTTTCTCCTAAACTCGATCTGCGAGCATTGAAGCGCAGCCTTTCTTTTCTCTATGACACTTGACAGATGACCGTCCGACAGGATATCGGCATACATGTCGTAAAGCTTTACACGCTGTGTGAAATCTACATTCTCCGCTCCTTTGACCGCCATCATATATGCGCTCATGTCCAAGAAGAACCTTTTGGGCTGAGTGATGATGACCGTTCCGGGTTCCTTGCGTCCGGGAAGCGGCATATTTCCGCTGACGGTGATCCGTCCTTTATTCTTTTTTCTTCCCATATCAATAATGTGTGACTCGTTTTGGATTGCTTCTCATCTGAAAAGGCATTTTCTCTTTCAGGGTGTCTTTATCAAGCAGAGGCACGTCTGCAATGCTTATTTCCAGCCGGCTGACGCCCTTTAGCCATTCAATGGCCCTTTCGTACCGGTCTTTCCGTATCTCTGCAAATTTTTGCGGATTATGGACGCACATCACATGGTATATGGTGATATCCTTGGCGAACATCAGTATGAGCGCATTGCGTTCATTACCTCTCGCGGCGAATATCTTATCGCAGTCGTATCGCGACTCAAGATATCCCCGCATTTCCGCGATAGCCTGGTCTTCGCATACCTCTACTATGGCGTCATCCTCACGCGTCACGGCGTTCAGTATCTCCTGATGGATGGTTGCGTCATAATCTTTCATCTCTATAAATTCCGACATAATCACCTCCTATATTTGTTATACATGCGCAAACTTGCGCGGGATTGAGTGTACGTTTTCTCCATTGATGCGGTTTTGTTGTCAATGACCCTGTTGCCCCCCTCTATGCAGTCCGGTCCGTCCGCCGGATAAGAAAGTGTCATATCGAAGAGCTTAAACTGGTCAAGCAGCTCCTTCATGTCCAGGCTGTCCTCCATTTCTTCATTGAATACAAGTTCTCCTTCCCGGTCCAACGGTTCGAGGTTGGCTTCGATACGTGTCGCCTTATCGGTTTTCTTATCCTCATCGGGGATTATGTTCAGCTGGACTCCCATCCTTTTTTTCAGGCGGTTTAAATGCCTTTTTAAGACCTGTTTAAAAAATGGGTCCTGAAGCTTGTTGTTTTCAACATAGGAATAGACATTTGTTTTTCCTCCGACAAAATCATGGAGGTCGAAAAATGCTTCTATGAATTCTTCATTGCTTCCCCGGAACAGCCTTCCCTTAATGATGTACAGTTTGCTCTGTAACTTTCCCATCAGCCACACCGCCTTGAAACTAGCCTGTTTTTTCTTGCTTTCCCCGGGTGACGGGTCCCCGTAAATGACCAGGAACTTAAATTTCCGTAACGGAGGCACTTTTCCCCGGATCAGGTTCTTGAATATCTTTCCTTCCGATACCGGATTATTGTAATACTCTTTCTGCACGGCGGCAGTACTGGTTTTTGAAAGTGCGGCATCGATCATTTCCTCGGTATTCTTCTGCGGCCATGTGGAAATACCGTTGGCATCGCGCACATTTACGATATCCCAGGAATTGGCTATTTTTCCGGCGCGTACAATGCAACAGTCCTTTGCTATGATGTTTCCGCAGAAGATAACCAGCAATTTGACTGCGATATCACGTGTACCATAAAGTGCTTCTTCCCACCATTTCCATTGTGCGTCCAGCCTGTCCGGATTACGGCATATCTCATCCGTGTCAAAGTCATCCAGCAAGTGTACGTCGGGACGGTCCATGTCATTGCGCGATCCGCGCGGTGCGCTTCCTGCACCGATGGCGCGGAATGAGGCTCCGTTTTTTAAAATAAACTCTTCCTCGCTCCATTTTCCAAGTGTTACCTGATTGCCGTAATATGCCTTCAGCCGCGCATTTGTTTCCAGTTGTTTCTTGTAGGGTGCCAGTAATCTTTTGGCGGCATCCACGGTAGCGCTGGCCATGATGACATTTCTTTTCTTTCCGGTCAGTACCAGATAAAGCACGATGAACATGACTACGGTACTCTTTGCAAGACTTCGTGCCCAGGACAGTACTTCCATCCACTCCATATGCGTGGTGCATCTTTTAATCGCACGGATATGAAAATCAGCAAATTCATATTTTGCGAATTCCGGGAAAAAGTATATGATCCACTCTATAGGATTGGCTTCCAGATGCTTCAGCTTTTTCTTTTTATCAGCTTCCGTCATGCCCGTTTCCGCAGGAGTGGCCCTTTCCATGTTCAGCCTGAACTCTTCCCATGCGGCATAAGATTGTCTTTCATCGGGTGTTAATCTCATTTGGCTATCTGGTCTTTAATGAAAAGGTCCCACAATACAGTATATTCTTTGGCCTTGTCCAGATCGGCAGTGCGCAGCCAGTTGATAAACCTCATTCCGACACTGATGATGTCTGATATTCCGATATCGATCTCCATCTTCTTGACGGATGCCGCCAGTTTGTTCAAGGTGTCAGCTTCAGATGCAGTGGCATACCTTTTTCCGGGGTCGCGTGATAATATCTTCTCGTTTATCTCGGATATCTGCCTGTACATGTATGCAATCTGTTGTTCCCGCGTGATGGACAGGCTTGCTTTCAGTTCATTCCATGCGCCTGCGTATGACCATCTGGCGATGGTTTGCCGGGTTACTCCCACTCTTCCGGCAATCTCTTCCAAAGTAAGGTCGCATTTTAGGAATAATTCTTTAGCGAGCGCTTTCTTTTCTTCTGTCTTTAAATCTGCCATAGCTTCATCTTATTTACCTGCAAAATTCGTATATAAATAAATGATATACAATAGGTTGCATTTATGATAAGGTTTTAACGGTGTATCATGCAACGATAAAAAGGCATCATGTATAATGAGGGTTGCAGGTGGTAAAAAAAGTGTTCATCTTTGCAACAAAAAACAGCGAAAGCGATGAAAAAGACATTTTTTAATATCATTCCATCACCTGATACGGCATGTATCCTCCTTTATGGAGATATAGGCGGCATGATCAACGACGTCGATATTGCAGCGGAACTGTACGGTTATGCCGCACAGTATAAAAGTATAGATGTGCGTATAAATTCTTTAGGTGGTAGCGTCTATGCGGGTATTGCTATTTTTAACGCGATACGTAACAGTGATGCGGACATACGTATCTATGTGGATGGTGTCGCTGCGAGCATGGCAAGTGTGATAGCCCTTTGCGGTAAACCTGTACAGATGAGCCGTTATGCGCGTCTGATGCTACATAATATCTATGGCGGATGCTACGGCAATAAGCAGGACCTTCTGGATACGGCTAAAGAGGTTGAAGACCTGGAAGACACTCTGGCGGATATGTATGCCGCCCGCATAGGAAAGGATAAACAGGAAATAAAGGATACCTACTTTGACGGCAAGGACCATTGGCTGACGGCAAGAGAGGCGTTGGCCCTTGGTTTTATTGACGGCATTTACGATACGGAAGAACCGGTTCCCGAAGAAAGCAGCAACGAAGATATCTATGCCATCTTCAACAACCGGCTGAATACTAACTCAAATCCCGAAACGATTATGTTTGAAAAATTAAAGACAAGAACAGCGTTCGCCAACTGCGCGAGCGAAGCCGATATGATACGGATTATCGGCACGCTGGAAGACAAGGCCGGAAAGTACGACAACCTTGCCACCGAGAACCAGACACTGAAACAGGAGATTCAGGGGTATAAACAAAAGGAGGCGGACGCCCGGAAACAGGAAATGAAGGAATTCCTGGATAAGGCGGAGAAAGAAGAACGTTTTGCTCCGGCTCAACGCCCTGCCTATGAAGCCATGCTTGAAAAGGACTATGAGCAGGGCAAAGCTCTTGTGGCTTCCCTTCCTGCGAAGAAACGTATTAGCAATGTGATCGATCAGCCTGTGGATCACAAGGACGTATGGAAGGAGAACTGGGAAAGAATCAAGAAAAACAACGGTTACGATTAAAAAAAAGACTGTATGATTAATATTAAAAACACCAATTACGACGGTGAGGTACTTGCCAAGATACTCACCAAGGCCTCTACCGGCAACGAGCTGGTCCAGAAGGGGCTTATTAACATTGTTCCCAACGTTGAGAAGAAGTATTCCATTCCCCGTATGAAAGTCGGCCGGATGCTTCGTAAGCGTGTCGAACAGCCGGAAGATAAAGACTCAAAGGGCGATTTCGATTATTCAGAGAAAGAGCTGAAGCCGGTTGACTTCATGGCTTTCACCACATTCAACCCGCGCTCATTCGAACAAGTGTGGCGTCCTTTCCAGCCGAAGGGTGAGCTGGTATTCCGCGAATTACCTCCCGAGGTTCAGAATACCATGCTTTCCGCATTGGCTGACCAGGTGGATTTTGAATTGGGCGACCACTTTGTAAACGGTATTTATGTGGACGACGATACGGATGATGACCATCTGTTCAATGGTATCCTGATGCGTATCTTCGAAGACCCTGAAGTGATCCGCGTCAAATCTTCCGCTGAAGATTCAATGGTTACCCGCCTGATGCGTGTTCGTAAGGCTACTCCGCAGGTGTTGAGAAACAATCCCTCCTTTGTGTATATCATGTCCGTGAATGACGCTGACCGTTATGATGATGAACTGACCCTCCGTTATGCCAAGGGAGCCAACTGGACGGATACCAACTCCCTGCGCTTTAAGGGAACTACCATCAAGACGGTAGCTTCATGGCCGGACGGATTGATAATCGGAACGGTGGCCACACCAACGGACAAGTCCAATCTTTGGGGGGCGGTTAATTTGCAAAATGACTTTAATGTCGTGCAGATCGACAAGTTGACCAATGCAGGTGAGCGCTACTTCTTCAAGATGCTGATGACCGCGGACACCAATACGGCATTCGGAGAAGAAGTCGTGATGCTTGATGTGCGTGAAGGTAATGCAATCACGGTAGCAGGCACCACGATTACGATGGTAACGCAAAACGATGTGGTTGAACTGACTCCTACCGCTGCTACTACATATAACATCGTAGCTACCGACGTATTGCCCGGCGCGTGTCTGACCGTACACAATAAAGCGGCCGCATATAAGGCGACTGTCCAGGCGGTTGACGTTCCGGCGGGTAAGACCGTATCCCTCTATTACGATGGCAAGACATGGTTCCAGGGTGACGTGAAAGAGATTGTTCTGCCTTCCGAGTTCGGTTCAGAAACGGAGGCGGCTACTGTGTCTGCGAATACCGAAAAGGATGAATAACTATGGCTGTATCACGGGGGCTGAGAAATAACAATCCCGGCAATATACGTCTCTCTGCCACCTTGTGGCAGGGGGAGGGTCGGCCATCACAGGGGAAGGCGGGCTGCGCGTGTGA